AGATGCATGTGTTTAGAATTCTTGAAAAACAAATAGAATTAAGAAAAAAGGTAAGATTTGTAGATTTTAAAAAAAGAAAAAAATGAGGAGTTGATTTCTATATAAGTTTATTTTTCCCATTACCAGTCTTACCAAAGCCTAGCCAAATGAACCACAAGATCCAACAGAAGATAGGTATTAAATTAATAAAGATCCAATTCCAATCTTTTCCAAAATCTTTGATTCTTCTTATATCAATAGCTATTTGAGGAATTATACAAACTATTCCATAAGCATTGAAACCAAAAGTTTTTAAAAATATTGGGATACTTAGGAAAGAAACTATAAGATTCGCTAGTTGAACTAACCACCAGTCTGATCGAGATGTGAATCCTTTGAATTCTGTAGCTTTAATCCAAAACTCTTTATATGCATTAAAAAAATTATTAAGCATATACTAAAAATTCAAAGAATTTAATACTATCAATTTAATCTTCAATTTCTCAAAATGTTTTTTTATTTACTAAATAGGATCAAATATATTCATATTATTTGAATCTTGTTTTGGGAGCTCATCTCGATTTGGTAATGAACAGAATCCTTCTTTGCAAATCATCTTTTCTTTTTCAATACTTGTAGTTTCTGAGAATATATTTTTATTATTGTTATTTGAAGATTCTTTCAGCATTTATATAAAAAAATTAAAACACTTTTCAATATTTGTATTACCTGTAAGTTCAATATCTAAATTAGAAAGTGGAGTAAGTTGCTGACTCGTATCGTTTTTAGGAGACTCTATTTTAGGTATTGAACCAACCACTAACGGAAGCTGAGAATTTTTACCGTCCATAAAAAATCCAAAAACTTGAGCTCTTATTTTTAATTGAGAGTTACTTCCTAATCCAGAACTTCCACCTTCAGTTACAGGTATGCTTACTTGTGCCCATGGCAAATCTTCGTTAGGTATATCAATCGTATTTGATCCATGTATACCATGAACTCTAACTTTTACTCTATCTAACTTTAGTGGATCTGTGACATCAACAACTGTTCCTACAAACCATCTAGTTGAATCTCCGTAAAAATCCATTATAACTCCATCTCATCGCCAACTGAAGCGATCTTTGCACAAGTTAAAGTAGTGTCAAACTTTTCTAATCTAAAATTGTGTTTGGCTAACATTATTATATAGTCACCTGATTTCTTCTTATCTATCTTTGCACTGTTAGCTTGATCAACAATCGGATTCGTATCTAAGAATACTATTCTTACAACTTTTCCTATAGTGTAGTTTCCATCGCCTGTTATAAAATCTCTTCCACGAACAGTAATATTTATTGGGCTTTTTCCTAAGAACCCTTGAATAGCTTTACTCACTATCTTTTTTCTTTGACTACCACCAACCTCTTCATCTTGAAAACTCTTAAACACCGTGCCAGAAGTTTGATAAGCGCCTGAAGAAGCTAGTTGCGATATTACCTTTGAATCATAGTCATGCAATCTTTTATCTTTAACTTTATATTCTGGAGCATAATTATATTTACTATTATTTACTCCTATCTTGTTTGCGTTAGCCATTCTTCTAAATACGTTCGCGTCGACGTCAAAATGCATTGTCTCTGGTATTCCAGTTAAAGTATCGTGAAATTGATATTGTGCACCAACAATACCTTCTCTTATCATTCCTATTAAATTTTCTGTACCTTCGTAATCAAAAGATAATATATTATAAAAACTACCAGTAGACAATGACATGTTCATGCTAGGAGCATAAACGTACGGTGTATTAGCATTTATAGGATTTTGTTCTAACATAGTTCCTAAGTCTTTTAAGACTAAATTTTCCACGCCTAACGCAGAAAAATAATAAAAAGGAAGTCCTTCACTAGTGAGAGTTCTACCTTTAATCCAAAGGCTCGCTTCTATGGGATGCATGTTTGGAACTATGAGTTTCATATCATTAATTCCATCAACTCCATCTATCAGCACGTCTTTATTTAAAAACTCTCTGGCTATTCTTTTTATCATAGTAGATGGAGAACCAATATAAGACTTATTAACATTTTGAACTGAAGATTCAAAAGCGTGATATTCAATTGCGTGTAGTTGTACTACTTCATTTCTCTCATCAGCTTTAAATACGTTAGATATTTCATCTATGAGAAATTCTTTTGTGATTACATTTTCATTTTGAACTTCTTCTATGTGAACTATACCAAGTGTAAGTTTCTCTCCACCTTGTAGGTCTAAGTCTTGTACTATATTTTCTTGATCTATGAAAGTTATATCGGCTGTAAGATAAGGATTAAATATACTTTCATATATTTGAAAATCAGATATTAAAAATCTAACATCAACTTCATCTGCAGTTCTATCACTTGATATTGCTGCTTCTACTATTCTATACTCGGTTGAACCTTCAACACCAGATTGATTTTGCATCTTATCCCTTTATTGATTTTTTATAACTTGAAACAATGTTAGCTATCTGAGATGGCTTGATAACTTTAATTTGTCTTAAGCTTTCATTCACGTCAAAGTAAACTTCTTCATGCGTTTTTTCTGTAATAAGAGCTCCAGGGCCGACCTGTGGATCTATATCTACTATGGTTCCGGAGCCATCTACGTAGTGGCTAGCTCCAAGATATTCTCTAGTGGCTGATACACCAGTTATTTGTTCTATTGTTCCAGAAGAATTGGTTGATTGTAACACCTCGCCTCCTATAGGAAACCCTGGAAATCCTTCTATTATTATTTGTCCTAAGTCTAAATTTCTTTTAATAATCTTACCAGTAACACCTGATGAAGTGCCGGTAACTGTTTGACCTATTTTAAACTTATCGTGTATGACATCTCGAGTAGTTATCGTAGTATTTGGAAAATGTTTTTTTGTATATTCTTCCAGCTCGTGTCTTACTAATGGCCACCCTTGTTCTCTTAAATCATCATTTATAAGATAGAAAGTCCAATAGTGTAATGGTGTTCCGTATAATTGAATAGAAACTTGATCTGGTCTAAACCCTTCTTGCACGGTATGTACATTTAAAAACGTTATACTATCTTTAACTTGATCCACTACATCAGCATAAAGAGATATATTTTGAAAAACTACGGCATCTCTTTCGTCGCCAAAACGATAAAATGTATTTGAAAAACTTCTAAAATAATCCATTAGAATCCACCTTTTACAATATCTTGTTTGTGAAGTGTTTGATGTTCTACAAAACTTAAACTTAAATCTACTTCATTTGGCTGACCATCGGTTCTAAATCCACCACCAGTTGGATTTATAGTATGAGACATATTTCTTAAATAACATTCTTTTAGCTTAGGTAATCTTCTGTTTCTTATTCCACCAAAATGAAACTGAATATCAAATGCGTTTGGAAATACGTATCCTATTCCAGCTTGTTGACCGCCTTCTCCTATCGGAACGTTTATTATATCTGGATATAATTCTTTTCGAAAATGTGTTATTATCTTATCAATAACATCGGCTTCTTGTCTAGACGTTGCTATCATTTTAAACTGAAAAGTAAACTCTCTTAAGTTAACTCCTCTAAATATAGATCTTACGTTAGGATTAACTATGGTTCTAGTTTGTAGCGTCACTGCGTTATTAACTTGTCCTTTACCAAACTTAAGCATTTCATTTACTCTTTGGATTAACAGTCTACTACCTTGTTCACCTAACTTATTATTACCACTTATTAAATCTTTGAATGACGTTAATCCTTGAGTTATTCCTGCTATTGCAGAAGCAGCAACGTCTCCACCAGCTTGAAGTGCTGCTTCCGCCGTAGCTCCTGCAGCTCCTAATGTTGCATTTTCATATTGAACACCATCTACAAAAGAAAAAGAAGTTGGCATATACATTATAACTCTAGGTTGAGAATCATCGTCCATAAATCTCATACCACCTCTTATAGCTGATACGCCTTTTTTTAATAATCCATTATCAGTAACAGAATCCGTCGCTTGTTTTAGTAAGTTCGAACTAGCCTCGATAAAATTAGTACCGCCACCAGTTTCAGTTGCTTGTATAGTTTCTCCCGGGCCACCAAAATCTTCTAGTGATGGATTACTACCTAACCCTTGACCAGAAACAGATGCGGCAGCGTCATCAGCAAAAGCCGTAGTAGCTCCTTGTTTTTTTAAATTATCTGATATCTGATTTTCTAATTCTTTTTGCGATTTACCATCAGGCGAACCGTATTTTCTTACTTTAAACTGCACTGCTGCGTTATAGGCTGGATTTCCTTGAACATCGAGTGGAAACTGAAGTCCACCACTTCCACCGCCAAATATACTACTAAATATAGATTGTACTTCTTCTAATTGTTCGAATAAATTTCCAGCACTTCCTTCTACACTTCTTTGTAGTCTATTAGCAGTTGCCGAAAGTTTTTCTCCTAAAGGACCTGCTTTTGATAAAATCGACATGTTAATTCCTTATAGATAATATTAAGTATTATTTTTCTATTTATAACAAAAATCATGGTTTATTCTGGTAAATATCAAGTCAAAAACAAATCAAAATATAATGGTGATTCCACTAATGTAATATATAGGTCTTTGTGGGAGAAGGCTGTTTTTATGTGGTGTGACAAGAATTCAAACGTAAAAAATTGGAGTTCAGAAAGTGTAATTGTTCCATATTATTATGATGTTGATAAAAAGTATCATAGATATTTTGTTGATATGAAAATTACTTTTAATGATAATAAAACTTTACTCGTAGAGATAAAACCAGAAAGAGAAACTGTACCGCCAACTGGACAAAAGAGAACTAAGAAGTATATTGCAGAAGGTTTAACATACGTAAAAAACATGAATAAGTGGGAGGCTGCAAACGAATACGCCAAAGACAGAGGGTGGGAGTTTCAAGTATGGACAGAAAAGACTTTACAAGAAATGGGACTAATGAAAAAGCCAGTCCCAGGTAAACTAAAGAGTTACACTCCATTAAAACCATTTAAGCGTAAAAAACGCAGAAAATAGTTATAAATAGAATCATGAGTAATCTATTTCAAAAATTAGAACTTGAAGCTTTTAGAAAAGGTATCAATCCACGTACGCAAGAATCACGTGATTGGTTCAGAAAGAGAGTTCAAAGACTAACTAGAGTTAACAGAGATCAGTTAATGAGAGAGCCTGAAGTAACTCGAAGAGCTACACACAGCTATGGCGGAATGTTTATGTATTTTTACGATCCAAAACATAAAGATAAACTTCCGTACTACGATAGATTTCCATTAACCATACCAGTAGAACCAGCAAAAGGTGGATTCCGTGGAATCAATTTACATTACTTACCTCCTATATTGAGAGCAAAGTTTTTAGATGCTTTACTAAATATTACAAACAATAAAAAGTACGATGAATCCACAAAGTTTAACTTAACTTATAACTTATTAAATGGTTCTAGAAATATGAGATATTTTAAACCTTGCTTCAAACATTATTTACTAAATCATGTCAAATCGCGATTTGCAGAAGTTCCAGCACCTGAATGGGAGATAGCTACTTTCTTACCAACAGCGCAATGGGAGAAGTCTACAGCAGGAGCAATATATTCAGATTCGAGGAAGACAGCAAATGCCGGATAGTATAGACGAAATAAAAGCTTTAGCCACTACAAAGATGGGTTTTGCCAGATCGAACAGATTTTTGGTAACTTTACCGACATCATTTGGTGGTGGAGGTGGACTTATAAATGGTATACTAGGTTTACTTAATCAAGGCGGTGGCGGAGCATCTGGAAGAGAACTTAATATACTATGTTCCAATGCCACGCTACCAGCAAAAGTTACGCTAACTAACGAAAGAAGAATAGGTATGGAACTACAAAAGGTAGCTTATGGTTACGCCGTGGACGATGTTAGCATGACTTTTTACTTAATGAATGATTATGGAATAAAAGAATATTTTGATGCTTGGAGGCAAACCGCGATTCCAGAAGATGGAGTCAATGCATTTAACAGTAAATATAAGAATGAATATGCAAGAGACGTAACAATACATCAGTTAAGACAACCACTTAAAGGATTTAGTAAACAAGTTGGTCCAATAAGATTTGGACTAGGATTAGGCGGAGGAACTGTATATTCTGTAGATTTGATAGATGCTTTTCCAGTATCAACAAGTGCCATTGAGCTAACTAATGAACTAGATGGTTTAGTTCAATTAAGTGTATCATTCGCGTTTACAAATTGGAAACGTTCAAGTAATACACAAGGATTTATTAACATGGATATTAATACACCATTAGGTGGAATTGATATATTTTAAGGAGTGAATGAATGCCATTACCTAAACTAAATAATGATACTCCAAGATATGAGATGACAATACCTTCTACTAAAGAAAGTGTAATGTTTAGACCTTTTTTAGTCAAAGAGCAAAAAACTTTGTTAGTTGCCTTTGAATCACAAGATCAAAAACTTATACTAAGTAGTTTATTAGGATGTTTAGAAACTTGTGTCCCAGGTATCAATGTAAAAGATCTTGCGACGTTTGACGTTGATTACATGTTTACTCAAGTTAGATCAAAGTCAGTAGGTGAATCTACTACTTTATTATCTGCTTGTACTGAGTGTAATGAAGAAAACGAAGTAAAGATAAAATTAGATGATATAAAATTATCTGAGATAAAAAATGACATCAATGGAAAGGTTGTTCCATTAACAGATGACATTAGCGTTGAGTTGAAATATCCTACATATAATGATTTAATTAGAAACACTACGTTAAAAGATGGCAGTAACAAGGCCGACGTATTGTTTGAGTCTATAGTATCTTGCTTAAAAGCGGTTCAAACTCAAGAAGAAAACATAGTCTTACGAGATGAACCTAAAGAAGAAGTTGAAACTTTTGTTAATTCGTTAACGTCTGAACAATTAGAAAAAATTACTAATTATGTTCAGGATTTACCAACTCTTACTCACGTACAAAAATTTGTTTGTAAGAAGTGTGGGAAAGAAAATGAAGCTAGATTTGAGGGTTTACAAGATTTTTTTTAATAAACCTCTCTCATGAAACGTTGGAGAACTATTTCAAGACGAATTTTTTAATGATGCAGCATTTCAACTATTCTTTAACAGAGTTAGAAGCAATGATGCCGTGGGAGAGAGAGGTATATTTAATACTACTAAATGAATATTTAGAACAAAAGCAAAGAGAAGAGAATGTCAGAAATAACGCTCGCAACTATTAACCAAACCTTAAAAGGACAGGAAAGCGGTTTAAGAGATATTAGTGTCAATACGTCTGAAACTAGTAAGGGACTTACTGGCTTATTGTCTTACTTTAAAGACCAACAACTTAAGAGTATAGAAAAACAAAGAGAGCAACAACAAAAATCATCTCAACAGGATACAGCATCTGGAACTAGAAGATCGTCTGGAGGTAAGGGAGAAAAAGATGCTACTGGTGGATTTTTATCTGGAATATCAAACGCTTTTAAGACTGGTGGTTTTATAGGTTTAGGAACAGTACTTGCGAAAGGATTAGTAAAGAGACTTCCTGGGTTAGCACTAATGACGTTTGCTGACTCAATAGTAGATTATTTTAAATTAGGAGAGGGAAACAAAGAACTACGAGATCAGATAGTAGGTGGACTACAAGGTGCTGGTTTTGGAGCACTTTTTGGTTTAAGATTTATTCCGTTATTTGGTGTAATCGGAGCCTTGATGAAAAACGAAGAGTTTAAAACTCAATTTGATTTATTTACTGACAATCTAAAACAATTGACTGAAAAGATATTTGGTCCGATTAGTCTTGAGTCCGTATTTAAAACTTTTGCGGGAATAGCTACAAAAGGACTTAAAGGAATAAACAGTCTCATAACAGGAGACTTTAAAGGATTCTTCGATAATCTTGGAAGTAGCGTGGCGTTGATTGGTGGTTTAGCAACTTTATTAATGCCAGGGAAGTTTTTAAAATTATTATTTAGAATAGGAGCGTTCGCCTTAAAAGGACCAGGGAAAGCAATATTAGCTTTAGCTGCAGCTGGTGGCATGACTGCCCTTACTAAAGCTTTTGATTTCTTCAAAGGTGGAAGCCCAGACACAACAAAGACTACTAAGACACCGCAAGCTAAGCCTGGGACTGTGGTAAGATCAGCATCAGGTAACCTCATGATAGCTGGAGCAGACGGAAAAGCTACTACGCAAAAAGCTCCTAAAGGATCTAAAATTGGAGACGTGATTAAAAAACCTACAGGCGGAACAGCGGCTTCACAAATGTCTAAAGCTGTGACAAAGTTTCCGATATTGTCAAAAGTAATAAAAATTGCAAGTAAGATACCTGGGTTAGCTACTGCAGCTGCTTTAGTACAATTAGCGACAATGAATCCTGTAACAGTTGAAGGAGTTGCTTCGATATTAGGAGGATTAGGTGGTGGAGCGCTTGGAGCATTAGCTGGTGGTGCGTTTGGCGCCTTTCTTCCTACTGCTCCAGTTACTGCACCATTGTTTAGTTTTGTAGGTGGTATGGGTGGTTATTTTTTTGGAGAAGCTATTGCAAAGGGATTAGCAGAATTTGCACTTGGTAAAAAAGTTACGGCATTTCCAGATTTTATTAATGACATAATAAATGGTGGTGGTAAAGATACTGGAGGTAGAACTGGTTCCGATCAGATGAGAATGGGAAGAGGCGGTCCAACAGCAACTTTTACCAAGCCAACAGTTACGAAGACACAGCCAACAAGTGGCTCTAAGATACAAGCGAACATGGGAGATCCAATGGCTCAAAAGATGGGAACAACTTCTACAGCCGGTGGTGATGGTAACGTTATTGTTATGGATAATAGCAATAGGTCTAATAATGTTGCTAACCATCAGGGCTTCGTAATGCCAAGCTCCGGAGCCTCTGATGGTAACAATCCCCTAAACAAGAAACTTGCTATATCAGGTATTCTTTAGTCTTCTTTAGCTAATTTTGCAAAGTATGACATAGTATCTTGATCTTCATCAGATACTTCTTCGGCTGTTGCTGGCTCTATAGCTGCAACTGGCTCGTTAATCATTACTTCTTCTTTTACTTTATAAGAACCGGCAGAAGCTTCTTCACCAAGAACTCTCATTAACTTAGTTTTAAGTTCATCATAAGTCTTATAGTTCTTAGGATTAGTAAACTCAGATAAGTCGTGCATTTTTTCATACACTTCTTTCATCTTATCTTCTTCACCAAATTCTGAAGGACTTGCGAACTCAGACTTATCGTAGTTTCTATAACCTTCTACGTTTCTTATCTTAAGTTTAAAATTTGCGCCTTCCCAGAAATCAAATGGATCGATAGGTTGCTCATCTGCAAATGATGGATTCATAAGATCGTAAATCTTATCGAAGATTTTTTTACCGAACTTATATAAGAATACTTTACCTTCATTCTGAGGTGCTGAAGGATCACTTACAACCATAATGTTAGTTACATAATGT